GCTCACATTGGGTAACACTTTCATCTACCTCTGTATCTAAAGAACGTAAAAGTTCAAAACTAGATAAACTTCCATCTTCACCGCCTCCAAAACAGATTTCTTTATCACTAAAGAATCCTGTTGGGACGAAAAGAGCACGTATATGGTCATAACCAGGTATGGGTAATGATTTGGAAAAACGATTTAAGTATTCTTTTAAATATACTTTTTTCGCTAATGTCAAATCAACATCCTTACGCCCGGAAAAACCAAGTGCAAGACCTCCATGAGAGCAAGGAACATCCAAGCTCTTAGGAGTCTTTCTAAGTTCAATCAAGTTTCGACGGATAAACTCTCTCCGGATGTCATCTGAAGACCCATAATAAAATTGGGTTTCAGAATAACAACGAGAAAGAGTCTTTCCATATCGCGTTTGACAGGAAACTTTTCCTGTATGCATCACAGTACCATCCCAAAATAATTGAGAATTAACAGTACAAAACTGTTTGTCTATAAAGTTCTTCCCCAAGGACAAACTTAGACCAACAGATGGTGCATTCCTCTTCCATGTTTCAATAACATCGAGAGGACCGAGCGCGACAACGTCGTCTCCATTTATAAGGTATTTTCCTTTTTTAAAACCAGATTCTGAAACGATAAAATCGTTCAGAAGGCATAATAAAGGAAATGAAAGTAGACTTCCCATCAATTGACCTGAAGTTTGAAGACCACTACCTAATTCGGGGTAATGAATACGATGAGGTGAAACCTCATATCGTACCCATGCCTTCGTAGGTTCGTGATCAATCTCAGACAAGATGCCTTCTACCAAAGCATTGGTAACAGACATCGGAAAATTATCTGTGGCTGCGGTGTAATCACCAGACAACCAAAGATCATTTTCATCTGACCGACTTCTAATCAATTGTATCTCTCCTTCAATACGATGTATCCATTCGAGTTTTTCCTCAAATGTTTCATCGTTCTTGTTCCATGTAACTCCGTGTGTGAGAGCAAATTGCTTTTCACTACGAAGAAACAGGTATAACGCTTTCTGAAGTGGTTGCAAACACTTAGTGTCTGCTTCAGCTTTTGTAATCATCCGAACCTTTAACGGTTCAGGTAATGCAATTGCTTCTACAACAGGTGCGTTATAAGGAGGATATTTTGGGAATATCTGACTAATGCTG